TCTGCAGGAGCAATACCATCCGTAAAAGTAAGACCAAGATTATATGTCCTACTATTTATTGTGGTTTGAATACCGCTAAAGTTTGAATCAATCTGCAAATCAACTCCTGAAGTGGGAGTGATTGTCAAACTGCCACCAGTGCCAGGAGAGGATGTAAACTCAGTTAAATCGTATCCATATGTTGGAGATGTTTGTGCAGTTCCAACGGTGTTAAAACCTGCTACAGTTCTATCTTGCCAATATTTTAAAACACCTGTCGTTTGATTATAATTAATAACTCTTCCTTGAGCAGTTGTTCCAGTAGAAACAGTTTGAGTGAAGTAAGAGTCTGCTGTAAATGTTGCAGAACTGTATCCTGCACCTGCTAATCTAAGAGCACCAACGGCACTTGCTTTATCTGCAGACAGAAGTGAATTATCTGTGGTTCTTGGATTCTCTACTATGCCAACTCTAGCGATTTGATTTCCTGTAATAAAGTCAGGGTTCTCAATATCATTTTCAATTCTAGAGTAGAGAAGAACGTTTGTAGCACCCAGTTCTCTGTAAACGTCTGCACCATGACCACCAGTTGGAGAAATGATTACATCAAAAGTTGGTCTAGTTGTACCAGTTGGAACGTTACCAGCAACTAAGTCAACGTTAGCAAAAGTGTATCCTGATCCTTGATTGGTTATTGTGATAGAATCAATTCTTTGATCATTAGTTGTCACA